TCTTTATTGACTATGTTTTTCGTAATATCAGTTACGAACGTAGATAACTCAAGCAGTGATAACGATAGTTTATCAAGTGTTGTACTTACTTTAATTACAAACTTTTCTGAATCAGATTTCTTACGATTGTCTAGCCATTTATAGAGAAGTAAGAATATAGCAACTACGACTACGGATGCTATACCTTGACTAAGTGCGGATTCTAATATTTCTTTCATGATGTAAATGAATAAAGGGATTACTATTAGTAATTAGACCAATAGCAATCCCTTTAATTAATATTTAGCTTTTTGTTATACTGCTGGGTCTGGAGCTTATTCCTCAGAAGTAACAGGTTGACTGTCAACTGAAGAAAGAGCAGTGAAGATTTTATCAAGAGTAGCTATTGATGTAGAACCAGTAGGAACAGCAAGATAAACAATACTCTTAACGTTTTCAGTATTACCACTTCTAAGATTACGGGAATTGTAGAATGTCAAAGCGTAAGTTGTCCAGCCTGTCGCACTCGAACGAACAGGAAGTTTGTACAGCTGAATAGCATCACGTTCAGTAGCATTGATACCTTCTGCACCAATACAACGAAGTTGCAATTCTTTCAAGAACGCATCGTCATTAACAGGAGCAACGCCTTTGGTATTAACTGTAACCGTAGCGCCAAATAGTTTATCACCTACAACAACATTCCAATTCTGATAATCTTTAGCAGTAATAGTAATCTTAGCAGCCGAAGCAGTAGCAGTAAATCCTTCGTTCTTACCAAGAGCTTTAAGTTCATCTGCTAAACGTTTTGCAACAGTAGTAGCAGTATCTCCTTCTGTGGCACGAGTAGAAGAACTCCATTTATAACGTTCATTAAGAACAGTTCCCGGTTTTACCATAGTAATGGTATAATCCTTATCCTTTACGGGGGTGGGAACAGTAATATCAACACTTAGATTAGTACCTGCTGCATATTCTGTCTTTGCATACTCAAAGCGATAAGTGTCTATATCGAGAACACTATTGTAATAATCGCTAGCATTAGCAAAAGCTCCGCCACCTATAAATATAGAGAAGCGAAGAATACGTCTAGCAGGAGCATCTGTAATAACCGCACCAGTATCATCATACAATGCGATTGCACCTTCCGCAATACCAGCTTCACCTATCTCGTTAATACTAGCAGGAGTAGTGGCAAGAGCGACGTTTTTAGCGAAAAGAAGTCTTTCCATATTATTCTAATTTAGATAATTCATTTGAAACTCTCTCGTAACTATCATTATTAGAGATAGCATTATAAGTATTAACTGCTCGTTCAATAACTTTCTGCATAGCTATATCGGATAGTTCATTAGTAGTATCTGTTTCAAGATTAACAAGAGTAGGATATTTAATATAAGTTACTACAAACTTACTTATATCAAAGTTTCCAATAACTTCAATACCATCTTCTAGTTTATAACAAATAGGACTAACTGCAACTGATTTACTATGATAATCATTTTGAGTTTGAGGAACATAATCAATTTCAATCAATCGACATTTTGCTAGCACCTCCCCCGTAAGGGAGCTAACAGATATCAAATACATTATCTGTGGAATAAACACAGTAGTATTAATTCGATAACCTTTACCAAAAGTAATATCTGTTTTTCTAGGACTAACAATAGGACGATTAACTAACAAAGGATCAAGTTCGTTAAGTCTTATAACATTATCAGAGATACCATCGAGTTCGCGATTGCCTTTACGAGAGAATATATCTCTAACATAATTAATACTTTCAGTATTAATCAGTTCATCAATTTGTTCAGGAAGTATTGCCCGAACAGTTTTCATTCCCATTTGTTGTGCAAGTAGCACGAACCGATCATGTATCTCTGTAATCTTCATAACAATAGTTATAATTGAACCTTAATTTCCAAACCTTTACGGAACTGAGCATTCTCTGGATTATTGAAATAAGCAATTGCTTCTTTCATGTTAGAACCAATAAATGCTGCTTCGGGAGTAAGTATTGTCTGATTAACATCAGAACGAACAAGTTCGCCTTTAGCAATAAGTTCTTCAATAAGAGCTTGGGTAGTAAGGTTATTGTTGTTAAACATTTTGTTAAATTTCTCCGGTTCACGAATAGCGTAATCATCAAGCATCTTTTCTTTAACGCTTTCATCAAGATTAAGACTTGTGATAACATCTGTTCCAGTAGAAGCACAATAACAAACAAACATTGCTTTGAACTTTTCTGCGTCATCGAGAAGATCGAGATAATTTCTACGAGCTTTATTAGATTGAATACGAAGACGTTTAGCTCTATTCTGTTCTCTCTGTTCATCACGAATATAGAAACGAACACGAGGATTAAAATGAATAACCTGTGTATCCTTTGCTACATCGGGATAGAACAAACAGTGACGGAAAGCAATGTAGTGTTCGATGTTATCGGGACGCCCATATTGATAACGAGTAGACTCTAAAGCATTAAGTTCAATAACATAGTTATTGATAGCTTCTTTCAGCAACTTAGCAGTAGACTTATCAGCATTTTCATATGCTTCAATAATAGTCTGTTCTTTAATTGCGTATTTCAGATAATCTTCTTTTCTTCTCCAACGAAAATCACAATTAAATTCATAACCGTCCATAGGAACTGGAATAGAGATATTCTGAAACCAACGAGAAACTCGTTCTTGGAATTTAGTATCGTTAGCGGAGCAACCAACAATAGCAGGCATGTAAGCAGCCATTTCTTCTGCATTACTAGCAAGCATTCTAGCCGAATTGATACTTCCACCAATACTATCATGACGATCTTGAATATATTGTCTATTGATTTGTCTGTAAACAGAACCAACTGTAATATCGGCAGTAAGACCAATTTTAATCTTTCTTACTTCTTTGAATTCTTTATCTAAACCATCTTTCTCTTTAAGAGCTTCTGTATAGGTTTCTTTCAAAGTCTTTTCCTTATCGGATTTAGTAGGAGCTTTGGGAACAGGATTAGTAACGGCAGTATTAACACCGTTACTAGCAATACCTGCTATATTAATCCCTTTTTCTATTTTTCCTTCCATTATAATATGAATTTAAATGTTACAATGAGCAACGAAGAATAAACATCTTCTCAGCACGGTTAACTTGCAGACCGCGAGACATCTTAACTTCGTAAGTAGATTTATCAATCTCAGTAGCAATAGCTCTATCGGGAACAGCACCCCAAGATGGAGGAATAGGAGTAAGACCTTTAAGAATACCAACAAGATAAGACTGTCCTTTCATACGAACCATACGGATATTACGTTCACCATTGTAAGTAGAGTTGTCAATGAACATTAACTGATGTGAACACATCGGCAAACCAGTACGAGGATGAATGTTACCATTAGCACGGTCAAGTTCTGCAATCGGAGACTTATCCAAGAAAGGAAGATGAACAGCAGTAATAGTATGTCCGTCAATAGTTTTATATTTACGGAAGTATTTACCATAAGTAAGACCTCCGCCTTCTTCACCGATCATCTTATCTCCAAGTGGAGTAATGAATCCTTCTGATTTAACTTCGCCTCTCATTGATTCATCGAAATCTTCGAGACCTCCACGACCTGCAAACAAAGTAATCTGCATAGCACCTGTATCAGTATCTTTGTCAAGAACGTCACCAACAGTACGTTTCAACTTAGATAATGGCAAGTATTCGCCATAAGTATCATAGTTAGATTCTTCGAGGATTTCAAACATACCAGCAGTTTCGGGAATCGGCTGATCATTATCCCAGTCTTTCATATCAATAGTACCGTTAGGAGTACGATTGTATTTAGATGTCCAAATATCAATCTCATTAGAGATACGCATCTGTACATCGAACTGTCTCATCTCTTCGTTAATCCAACGAGTATCAGTTCCACCACCACGAGTTTTAAAGGCATAGTTAACAATAACATTACTAATGTTACCAGCAATTTCTTTAGTATAACGTTTGAAACCAAGTTGAGACTTCATCATACCCGGCCCCATAACATTACTCTTATTACCTTTAGAATAAGATTCCGGAATACTTGGAGACAACATACACCAGTACTTACCTTTCTCGAAGTTCTCTGGATCTACATAAGCTGACTTATCGGGATTCTTAATACGAAGTGCATACAAGTGACCACCATGTTTACCGGGCCCCATATCACGCATAATACGAACAGTTGTTCCATCAGGTGACATAAGACCGAACTGTTCAATGAATAGACCAGTAGCAAATTCAACTTCAATAGTTTTACCACCAATACCCGGAGTAGTATCTGCCATATTAAACCAAACAACATAGTCATTAGTTTTCATACGACCCATAGTCTTCCAAGTCCATTCAACAGTAGAAATATCACGAACACCAGCAGCTCCTTGACCTTCTGTTAAGAAAGTAAGAGGAAAACGATCATCATCCATACCATAAGTATAGGTAAGGAAGTTATTTATTTCCTCTGGCTTTTGAAGCATTAATGCAGCTAGAGATTGCTCATTAGAGTAACCTCTATCATCATATCTACCTCTTTCGACTTCTCTTAGTTTATACATATCAATTTAATTTAGTTAGTTAACTCGTTAAGACAATATTAAATCATTGTTATCAACGGGCTTATTACCTTTGTTTCCACTATTCAGAACTAATGTCTTGCGAGTAGCAGCTTGTTGGGCTTGAGTTCTAAGTTTAACAACCTTTTCTTTATTAACAGCCATATTAACAAGACTAGAATAGTTACCACCTGTAAATCTAAGATACGCTCTAAGTAAATCATCCTGCATACGAGAATTACTATCTACTTTAGCTTCATCTAACATATAAGCAGTGTTTCCTTCATCATCAACAACTTTAGTAAGATACTTCTGAAAATCTGCACGAGTAGCAACAGTAGTCTTACCATCAAAAGTACGTTGAATAGTTTCGGGAATCTTATAACCTAGAATTTCACCTTTAGCAATAGTTTCATCTACAGATTTCCAATAAGCATCTTTCTTCTGCTTCGGCAGCTTCGCGTTTAGCAGTTTGTTCAGCACGACGATCATTGTAAATCTCAGCAACAGTTTTATTTGATTCAACAGCAGTATCATAAAGAATACCGGAAGCTTTCAGATAGTCAATATAAGAATTAACGTTTCCTTTCTTTCCTTCGAGTGCCCATTCTTCTTTGATAACAGCAATCTGTTGTTCTTCATTATCTTTGTCAATAACAACATCTGATCTATCTGGAATTTCATTAAATCCTTCAATAGAACCATTTAGTTTCAAATGAGAATAAGCCTGTTCAAGAACAGGATATTGTTTAAACAGATTGTTAATAGCAACTTCTTCACGTTCTTGCATACGAGCTTGAAGTACAGTATCAATATAACTATTAATACCTTCAACAGAATCTTCGAATACAATTTGATTACCATTTTCATCTTTGAAATCAGCACCGAAACGTTCTTGCAAAACACTAAGAACAGAAGGCTCTTCTGTTGTATTAGCAGCAATAAGTGCTTGAAGTTCTTCTGATGTTTTAACGATAGTACCATTAGCATCTACTGCATTGCCTTGTGCATCAACAGTACAAGGAATATCATCAATAGTAACTTGATCGCCTTCAGCTACTGTTACATTTTGATTATTATTAGCAGTATTGTTATCTGTTTGAGTAGTTGTATCTTCCCCCGTAGAGGAACTTTGCTGATTGTTTCCTTCGTTACTACCTTTGTCTTCCGGAGCAGGAGGATTAGTAATAGTAGTAGTATCAGAACCATTATCAACAGTAGTATCAGCAGTACCATTATCAATACTGTCAATACTTAAATCAAGTTCTTCATTAATAACTCCCATATAAATATGTTTTTGGTTAATATTACTTTGTCACAAATATATTCCATTAGGTTCAAACATTCAAGTTTCAATTGATTAAATACCTCGTACAGCAGTAACAGATGGCGAGATTTACGAGATTAAGAGTAATAGAGTCACTAGTATTATCAGACGATTTGAACGCTGCATACGTCCTTAAAATGAGCCATTTTAAGCCTCGTAGTGACACGTTAACACGAAATAATACAGTTGTTCATCTAGGTATATAAAATTCAACTGTGAAGCTCTAAGTACTGTCTACGTCCGTGTTGCATCCATAAAAATACCCCCGATAATCGAATATCGAGGGTAACGCTTTCTCATAGAGACGAACTTAACTAACAAAACAAACACCAATTTAAACAGCACAACTACTTCTTTTTAGCAGAACTAGACTTAGGTCTATCATATCTATTCTTATTCTCTTTAGCAATAGCTAGATCATTCTGTCTATCAAGAGCGTGATCAATAAAATCAAGATTCTTAGCTCTACGAGATTCAGCAAGTTCTTGTTCTTTAAGAGATAACTCTCTCTGTTTCTCTACGGGGGAAGTTCCAGCTTGACTTGAATTACCAATACTAGCCATAGCTGCTTCAACATCCATACCTTTAGCTTGAAGAGCAAAGTATTGTTTAACTTCTTCAGTAAGTCTATCTTGTTCTCCTTTAGCAACAATAAGTTCAAGAGCTTCTCTATGTTTCTGTTCTTCTAATTGTTGGTCTAGTTGACGAAGAGATTCTTCGTTCTTCTGACGAAGTTCTTGATAACGTTCAACAGCTATCTTAAGAGCAGGAACATTACCAGAAGTAATAGCAGCAAGAGCCATATCTAAATCTCCATTCTGAGCAGCACTGAAAGCCCAGTTCTTTAATTGCTCGTAGTTCTCAGTTTCTTTATCAGAATTTTTAGCTTTAATAAGATATTGACCATAAGAATGAGCATTAACATTAAGAGAGATGTATTTACGATTACGAGACTTATCAAAATAAGCAGTATCTAAACCATCAATCCAAGCATACTTAGAATTGTTCAAATCAATATCATATTCATCTTCACGGAACTTATCAAACATATAGTTAATAATAACTGTTCCCATAGAGCCACGAGAAATAGCTTCTTCTGTTGTAGACTTACCTGCACTAGTAGCAATTTGTCCATAACGTTGAGGAGTCATATCAACCATCTCACGAGCACTATTCTTAATAGATTCAATAAGATTAGTCATTTCAGTTATATAGCCACTAATATTTGCATCGAGCATACGAATTTGTTGAGCTTTCAAACTATTCATATCTTCACTATCATCGTAAGCAAGAATACCTTCGGCAGCAAGATTATAAATAATTCTATCAGTTTCTTCGCCAGCACCAAGAAGAGACTTACCAATAAGAAGAGCAAACATCTTATTTTTAGCAATCATCATCTCTCTATGATAAGAGAAGATATTAATAAGAATTTGGAAAGGAGTAAGTATTTCAACAACACTAAACTTACCCATCATAGGAATTGGTTCAACAAGACCAGTATAAGGAAGTTTAGGATCATCGTCGTTTTGGAATACAACAGGTTTAGCACCACCGGGATAAATACCATATTGTTTCATTCCAATTCGATAACCTTCGTAGATTTGTTTCTTATAGATAGTTTCAATATTAATATGTCCAAGTTCAGTATTGAATTCAAAGTCATCTGGAACAATCATTTGATCTTCGAATCCGATTTCATTA